CGGCAGTAATGGTAACTGACTTAACGCCGCGTCGGTTCATTTCGGTATGTACGTCTTCGCCAAGCTTAACCATCTTTTCGTTTTGCTCAGCTTCGGTCATTTCTTCTCTTCCTTCTGTCTCGCTCGCCATGCCTTCATATATGTCCGCATGTAGTTTTTCTGCCAAGCCTTTCGGTCAAAGCTTTCTCCAACTGGTGCGGGCTTCCTCGTATTTGGCGGCGAGAGCGGGGCCAACGGCGATGAAATATGCCCCGATTGAAGGGTATCCGCAGGCGATGCATCGGGGCGGGTCATCGGTTGGCCGCGTTTCGAGTTTTCGCCAGCAACAGGCGCAGAGGATGATTTGAGGGGTGAGCACGTTATCCCCCAATGACGCGCGCCGCAGATTTTGCACTTGGGCATCTCCATCCGTAAAGTCTTAACGTAAAGTCTTAACGTCGTCAAGGCTGGGCTGGATGATCGAAGGCCACGGCGTCTATCTCCGCCCCGCTTCGATCGGCGACTTTGAGGAATGGTCAGAGCTTCGTCGGTCAAGCCAAGAGTTCATCGCGCCATGGGAGCCGACTTGGAACGCCGACGACCTGTCGTTGACTGGGTTCCGGCGAAGGCTGGCGATGCAGGCCCGCGAGATCGAGGAAGACCGCGGCTACACGTTCATGCTGTTTTGCGCGTCAGACTCGCGGCTCTTTGGTCAGATGTCGTTCGGCCAGGTAAGACGAGGGGCAGCGCAGAGCGCCGTGCTCGGCGGGTGGGTTGGCAGGTCGTTCTCCGGGTCTGGCCTAGCGTTGCGCGCCTTGCGTGTCGGCTTGGCCTTCGCCTTCGATAAACTCCGCCTGCATAGGGTTGAGGCCGCGACGTTGCCCGAGAACCGGAATTCGAACCATTTGCTTGAGTTCGTCGGGTTTCAGATCGAGGGCTTCGCGAAGTCCTACGGGAAGATCAACGGAGAGTGGCGAGATCACTGCCTCTGGGCGCTGGTCGAGCCATCAAAAGGACCGGACAAATGAAGCTTCGCATCGCCACGAAAGACGGGATGGTTTTAGTGTGGGTTGATGACCAACTCGTCGCGACGGTGACAATGGCAGAGTGGTCCTACGCAATTTCGCACCCGAAAGACAAATAAGGGCATGACAATGAGAAAACTCCTTCTGGCCTCGGCCGCCGTCCTTGCTCTGGGCGGGGCTGCCTTTGCCGTCACGACGTCGGCGGGCGCGGCAACGGGCCAATTGAATAATGTCGCGGCTGTAATGTGATCCATGCGCGGTCTCATTCGCCATATTCCGGAAGATGATGACGACGAGGACAGCGCGGCTGTCGGCGATGACGATGGTCCGGACGAACCGGACGAATGGCGCGACTACGCCGACACCGAAGACTTGATGCCGGGAGAGCCGGCGTTCATCGAGCGCGACGATGGCTGATAGCGCGCCACAGCAAAACAACAAGGCCGTAGCCTTTGGCGCGAAAGTGGAGCGTGAAATGCCGTCATCTAGCCGGGCTGAAAACGCCGCAATGCACTCTGCCGCGGAAGGCAACTCGACCCTCGGTATCCCGAAGTCGGTCGGAAAGGACTTCGTCAAGGCTGACCATGGCCGAAAGGTCGGCAAGCTGCCCAAGCACGTCAAGCGCAAGGCCAAGCGGCTCGCCCGGTCCGGCATGATCTCGGACGAGCAGATGAGAAAGCTGGAGGGCTGACGAGTGGACGACCTGGCGGAGAGCGCCGCGAGCCTCGGGATGCGGATGCACTCCCAGTCGCTGGTATTGAGAGGGCGGCTTGCCGCGGAGGATTGGAAGGCGTTTCTCGCCGAGTGCACCAAGGCCATGGGGATGACACCCGTCGCCGAGGCATCGATCTGGGAATATCCGATTGATGGCAAGGGCGGCTCGGGCATGACGGCGTTTCAGCCGATCGTCGAATCGTTCATCGCGTTGGACACGTGGCCGGATTTCTCTGGCGCATACCTCTTCATCGCCTCGTGCCGCAAGTTTGACGTGGCCCAGCTCGTGAAGCCAATCCAACGCTTCGCGCTCTGGCTGGACGATTCCGGCGCACCTGTGACCCTGAGGCTCAAATGACCGACCTCAGCAAAAAGACCGCACTCGTTTGGGATGCTGGCCTGTTCCTCGAAATCGCCGTCCGCCTCTCGAAAGAGTTCGGCCGCGTTCTGTATTTTTGCGAATACCGGAACGGCTACCCAAAATCAAACGCCAAGATGATCGGCTGCGGCATTGACGGCATCGAGCGTGTCGACGAGCCGTGGTCGCACGTTGATGAGGTCGATATCTGGATATTCCCGGACGTGTACGACGGGGCGCTGCAGGACTACCTCGTCAGCCAAGGGCATCGCGTCTGGGGTTGCCGATCTGGCGGCTCCGAGTTGGAACTCGACCGGGTAAAATCGAAAGAGACCAGCAAGCGCCTTGGCATCGACATCGGACCGTACAAGCGGATTGTCGGCTTGGATGCGCTGCGCCGGCATTTGAAGGCGACCGACGACCAATACGTGAAAGTGTCGGCCACACGCGGCGATTTTGAGACATTCCACTCTCCGTCTTACGCCGAGGTCGAGCCGAGGCTTGACGAGCTGGAGCACAATCTCGGCGCCAAGAAAAAGATCATGGAATTCATCGTCGAAGAGGCGATCAACGACGCGATCGAGATCGGCTACGATGGCTTCACGATCGACGGCAAGTTCGCCCGCGGCGCGCTCGTTGGCGTCGAGGTCAAGGACAAGGCTTATATCGGTCGCACGATGCGCTACAATCAGTTGCCGCCCAATGTGCGCAGCGTGAACGATAAGCTTGCTCCGGAATTGAAGCGCGTCGGCTACCGCGGGTTTCTCTCGACCGAAATCCGAGAGACCAAGGACAAGGCGTACCTGATCGATCCATGCTCGCGGGCAGGAAGCCCGCCCAGCGAATTGTACCAAGAGATGATCGGCAATCTAGCCGAGGTCATCTGGTGGGGCGCTGAGGGCATCGTGATCGAGCCGGAATATACGGCGAAGTGGGGAGCTGAGGTCCTGCTCCTGTCGGATTGGGCGGACAAGAACTGGCAACAGGTCCGGTTCCCCGAGGAAGTCAGAGAGAACGTCAAGCTGCGCAACTTCACCGTGATCGACGGCGAATATTATGTGATCCCGCAATGGTCTGGAATGCCCGAGATCGGCGCCGTGGTTGCGACCGGCGACACGGCCGAGGAAGCGATTGCGGAATGCAAGCGCATTGCGGCCCTGGTTGATGGCTACTCGGTTGAGAAGCCGCTTGAGGCGATCGACGAGGCATACGAAAACCTCAAGAAATCGCTCGGCGAAAAGGCCGACAAGCCCGTTCCGAAAGAGCAGGCGACGGCCGAGGAAGCGATGCGCGCCGGGAAGATTTCGTCGAAGCAGTATGACAAAATCGCCGCGCGAGAAGGATGGATTTGAGCCATGAGCAGAGAGGCTGACCTCGTTAAGAGTGGGCGCTTGTCTGAGAACGCCCTTGCCCAAGCTAAGGCTAAAAGGGTTGCCCAAGTGGTGGATTCGACGACATTCAAATCAAAAGCCGATGCGGACAAGTTTCTTTCCGAGCATAAGGCCGGCGGCGGGCTAGGTTACATAGACCCATATGCCTCTGATAGGATCGGGTGGGAAGTTCGTCATTGGAGGCCATAGCCATGCCGAGAGAAGATATCAGAACGTCGACCGACAGCCCGTCCAAGGACCGGTACGTCGAGCCTCACGAGCGCCCCAATGGGCCGTGGGATGATTACGAACTCAGGTCGGCGGCTGAGCACGTCCACCACGTCCACAAGATCGCCAAGAACAAGAAGTTCATGGAGGCGATCAAGGCCCACATGGAGGAAGAGGCAGAGGAAAAGCACGAATCCGTACGGCAGATGGACATGCTGGCGAAGTCGGGCCGGGTGTCCGACGCGCAGCTTGCGAAGGCGAAAGCGCGTGGTTGACATCGCCGGCCAGTTGCTCGCGTCGGGCGCCGGGCGTCAGGGGGCGCCGATGGTCGACCCGCGCGCCAAGCCTGTGCGCCGCGAGGACAAGGCCAGTGACGAGGACAGGTCGCAGTTTCTTCCCGTCCGCAAGCTGCAACAGCAATATTTGGATTACCTCTATTCCAAGACGGATGAAATCGAGGAACAGAAAGAGGCGCGGAGATACTATCACGGCGCCCACTGGACGGTCGACCAGATCAAAATCCTGCGCAAGCGCCATCAACCGCCGCTGACTTGGAACCGCATCGCGCGTAAGATCAACGCAATCGTCGGCTTGGTCGAGCGCGGGCGATCCGACCCGAAGGCCCTGCCGCGGCACATCAAGAGCGAGGCTGGAGCCGACATCGCGACGCAGGTCATCCGCTACGTTCTGGAAGAGAATGATTGGAAGGGCATCGACCCGTGGTGCCTGCTGCAGTCGTGCATCGACGGCATCGCCGGCGTCCAGATGGTGTTGGTCGAGGGCGACCAAGGCGACCCTGACATCGCTCTGCCGTGGGTCATCGGCGATGAATATTTCTACGATCCCACGTCGTATCGGCTCGATTTCTCCGACGCGCTTTATCATGGCATCTCGAAATGGATCGACGTCGACGAAGCGATCCAGATGTTCCCCGACAAGGAGGAAGAGCTTAAGGGTCTGACCTCGGGCGACGCCGACCTGACGAGCAATCCCGATCGTGAGATCAAGTGGATCAACGCGGCGACGCGCAGCATCCGCCTGATCGAGCATTGGTACAAGCGCCGGGGCAAGTGGTGCTGGGCATTCTATGTCGCCAATACCCTGTTGGATGAGGGCGTTTCGCCGTTCTTCAACGAGAAGAACAAGACGATTTCCTCGTTCAAGATGTTCTCCGTCGCGGTCGACCATGACGGTGATCGCTACGGCTTCGTCCGCAACCTGAAAGGCCCACAGGACTCTCTCAACCAGTCGAAGTCCAAGGCGCTCCACGTCGCCAATTCGCGCAAGCTGATCGTCGACAAGGGAGCGGTCGACGACATCGAGACGGCGCGCACCCAATGGGCGCGGCCGGATGGGGTAGTTGAAAAGAACAAGGGATTTGACATCACCCCGGAGGACCGGGCGCAGGACTTCACTGCGTTCACCTCTATGAGCCAAGAGGCCAAGGACGAGATCGACCAGTTCGCCAATCTGAACGTGGCGGCGATCTCCGGGCAGGGGATCAACAATCTATCCGGTCGGGCGATCGAACTGCTGCGTCAGCCCGGCATGGCCGAGCTTGGCCCGTTCGTTCTCGCAATCCGGGCGTGGAAACTGCAAATCTATCGCGCAATCTGGGCGACGGCGCAGCGGCATTGGAAAACCGAGCGATGGCTGCGCATGGTCGAGAACGATGCCCAGAAAGCCGCGTTCGTCCAACTCAACGGGCTGACCCTCGACCAATTCGGCCGCCCGGCGATGGTCAATGCGCTCGGCGCGCTGGACGTCGACATCATCCTCGAGGAAGCCCCCGACTCCGCCAGCCTCGGGCAAGACGCTTTCGACCTGGTCAAGGGCCTCGCACCGGGGACGGTGCCGTTCCAAGTCATTATGGAACTGTGGCCCGGCCCGCGCGAGATCAAGAACAAAATCATGCAAATGCTCGCCCCGAAGCCGCCTCAGCCTGCACAGCTCGTGGCGGCAAAACTGCAAATGGAAGGCGCCGCCGCGAAAAATGCGAAAACTGCGGCTGACGCCCGCTACAGCGACGCGCGCGCTCAGAAGGCCAGCGTCGAGGCAGGCCAGGCCGCAAACGAAACGCAGCAGCAAGCCATCGCATTCCAGACGCAGATCTGGAAAGAGGCGATGGGGCTTTTGAACCCGCAACCGCCTGCCCAACCCAATCCCCAAGGCGCACAGCCCGTCGCGCCGCCCATGCCGGGAATGTGACCATGAAGAGAATCATTGCGCTCTGTGCCGCTCTGCTGTGGCTTGGCGGGGCTAATGCGTTCGCGGCCAATACGGCGCAGGTCGGCTTGTCTGAGGGCGCGTACACAGACCTCGGCGCTGCGCCGGTCTCGGTTCAAGCCCTTAACGGCAATGCCTGGGTCGTCGTGGCGGATTCAACCCCGTCGCTTGCGGCAGGAGGTGTTCTGCTCACGCCGATGGGGCCGAATGTCCCTATTACGTTCCAACAGGCCGACGCCTCATCGCACGTCTACGCGCTGGCGACTTCCGGTCCAGCGACGGTGGCGTATACCGCGATTTATGCCGCATCTCTTGGGTCATCGGTATCGGTCACAAACTTTCCTGCCACGCAGCCCGTCAGCATCGCGTCGGCGCAGATTGCAGCGAACGCCTTCGCTGTCGGTTCCGGCACTGATGGATGGTTCACGACCTTCGGTCTCAAGGCTGACACGGCAAGCGCCACGCCCGGCGGCACGGCAATGTCGGTTTGGCGTCAGATCGACGCCGACATCAACACCCTCAACACGACGGCGGGAAATCCGCTTGCGGCGGGGTCGAACAACATCGGCGGCGTCGAACTGATAGACTCTGGCGGGACGAACAAGCTCGGGATCAACTCATCTGGCCAGGCCGCAATCCAAGCTCCGCCATCGCTTCCACTTCCGTCTGGCGCGGCCACCGCTGCCAATCAAACCCTCGATCCCTGCTCCAGTGCCAAGACCAATGTCCCGATCTCGACCGCCAGCGGCACGACGGCGCTCGTGTCTGGCGTCAGCGCGAAGCAAATCTATATCTGTTCGCTCTCCCTAATCACCACCACCGCCGTCTCGGTCAGTTTGTCCGAGGGGTCTGGTGCGACCTGCGGCACCAGCAATCAAGCGGGCGTAATTGGTGTTGGCACGAACGGCACGGCGGCTAATGGCCTGCCTCTTGCGGCGAACGGCGGCCTAACTCTCGGCAATGGCCTCGGCACAATCGCTCGGACCGCGTCTGCGGCAGATTATCTCTGCCTGTTCCAATCCGGAACGGCTCAGATTGCCGGCAACCTCACCTACGTCCAACAGTGAGGCATAGCCCAATGCGCCCCTTGCGCTATCTCCTAGCCGCGCTCTGCCTTATTGCAACGCCTGCGCTCGCCCAGCTTGCACTGACGGGGGCGGGACTTGGGAAGCCGGGCGGCGCGCCAGCTTCCATCTCAATGGCCGCTGCTATATTCGTGCAGAGTCCCCCAAGTGGGGTGCCTAGCGCATCCGCCCTGAATTACGCGCCACTGTCAGCAGCGGGTTCCAATACGGTTGCGTGGAGTGTTACGGCAGCGGCCAAGCAATCGGTATTCCCCCTAGCGACAGGGATAGCAACTGATCTAATCGTTCGGGCGGAAACGACGCCAACGGCTGGATCATACACCGTTACTCTGTTGGATAACGGCAGCCCCACGGCGCTACAATGCGTTGTGACCAACGCCGCTCCGGTTTGTACCGACACCGTTGATGCGCCGGCGCTGGTAACGGGGCACAACTACCAGCTTTTGAGTTGCCCGCAATTAGCAGCGACCACACCCTGTACCTCATCGCCAACAACTAACGCCACAACCACGCAGCTCGACATTTCTCTCGTTATCAAGAGTGCGGCCACAGCGAACGAGGCCCCGATCTTTTCAACCGTACCGGGTACTATTGCCAACTCAGCGCCCTCTTGGTCGCCATTCGGTTTGATAGGCAATTCCACTACGGGGTCAGACGCAAACATATCCAGCATCGTTCCGAATGGAAATGGAGGTAGTGGCAACGTTGGGGGGATTGACCGCCTATACGCATATGCGTCAGTCACTCCAAGTGGTAGCGCCACATGGGATGTCTATATCATAAAGAATGGGTCGACGACCGTAGCTCATTGCCAAATAACTGTTAGTGTAAATCCGTGTTCCGACTTGGTTAGTTCTGGAACGGTTGTTGAGGGGGACACTCTATCGGTTCAATATACACCAACAACTTCTCCAGCGGCTGCGATCATCAGTACGGGCGTTCGGTGGATTCCGATTACGGCGAATGAGTATCCCGTATTTAGCTTACAAGGGGTTTTGCCCCAGCAAACAGCTAATCGTTATTTCGATTTCGTTGGACAGGGTACAACGGGTTCTGCAACAGAAGGTGGGTATAATGTCCTTGTTCCGCCCGTCACGCAGATCAATCTTTACGGAATGCAGGCGACGCTATCGGCCGTTCCTAACGGCTACACGCGCACATTTCGCATGCACTACGGGACGACATATAACAGCCAAAGTGATGGCGCTGTGCAGTGTACCATTACGAGTGCTGTGAAAACATGTACGTCGCCGGCCCCCACTACAAATCAGGTTGTCACCGGGTCGTCGGTAGGAACGCCACAATTTATGAATTGGTATGACATGTGTTCCAGCGCCTCGTGCGCCGCAACTACCTACGGTAAGGTTTCGGCTATTGTGGTGACAACGCCGTGAGAACAATCTCTGTCCTAACCATATTGCTATTTGCCGCCTTGATGGGTGGCGCTGGGCAGGCAGGAATTCATGGATCGGCGCTAGGTTCATGTCCGAATGGAAACAGCTATGCTGATGGCTGTGCTGGCGCTAATCAATCAGCCCTATTCCAGCACGCAAATTTTTTCACCGGCTACGCTCAGCAGACCACAGGGGCCAAAACCGCGTATGATATTCGCCCTCCATGGAACGTGGCTGGGGTAGATTATCCGGTGGGGGCGTACACACCACTCGCGTCGCTACAAGACCCGGCGACGGCATCACCCGGGGTGGGTTTTGGGAAAATCCCGACTGGCTGCACATACTATCCGAACGGAAGCACGCCGAACGGCACCCACGGCCCTCTATTTTATTGTACGGGTATTTCATCGTCATTTACAATCTCAGGTTTCGCGTTTGGCCCGTCGTCTGCATGGCCGTCGAGCGGGCACGACTGCATCGTTCTACAATTTTCGGCCACCGTCACGGCGACACACACAGTGACCGATAATCAATTCGACCTTGGCGGCGCTTGTTCCGTTGGATCGAGCGGAACAGGAACAGTCTACTACCCTGGATTGATCTATGATATTAGCCCGTCGAATTTGGTCGTTGTCAACAACACCTTCTATGGCCACTGGTGGGAAGCTGATGCACACTGCCCGGCGATAGGAGCTGTACCATTTCCGTGTCAGCAGGGGCTCAGTGGACCATCATCTTATGGAATGAGTCCAATCAGCACGGGTGCGAACGCTAATGTGGCTAACGTCACGATTCAATATAACGCGATCGTCGGTTTTACCGGTCATTGCTGGTTCTTGAACGCGGCGACGGCGAACACGGTTGACGATCTTAGGTTCAACTACTGCGAAGGTTGGGAAAATCGAGCGGGCGGGGGTCACGGTGAAGCGCACTATGGATCGGGAGCACAATTAGGTGGTAGCCAATTAGTTAAGATTGAGTTTAACACCTTCCTCCAGCCGAGCGGCGCTGGTTCGTTCACGACCTCGACGATCCAGACGGACGCTACCTCGGGAGGCTACATTCAATCGTTCTTGGCGGAAAACAACGTCATCGTCACGAATAACGCCGCAGGTCTCGCGGCGGCGACGATGACCGTGGGCTACGTTGTCGATGATGGCAATGGAACATTTGCGGGGAGTGCTTATACTGGCAGTGGCGTGGCGGGGCAGATTCTTACAGTCACGGCGTCTACTGCCAATCCTGGACCGGATATCGGCTCGGCGGTCGGCAACAACTTTGGCCTCGTCGCCTATCTGGGGACGACAGTCAACGCGGGGGCGGAAGCGGAGGGGCAGGTTGGCGCACAGTATAGCATCGATTGCGGCGGCTCTAATGGTGGATATGGTTGCACCGGCATCGGCTACGGACTCAATTCTACCATATCTCATAACTTTACCAGCCAAACGGCCACCACTTCAACGTCGGACTATTACGGTGGCCTGCGCCATGATCACTCGACCATAACTGGCGACCCAGGTAGCGGGCAGGGCCTAATCATATCAGGCAACTATCTCGACATGACCGGCGCGGGATATCCGACGACGCCGTGGCAAACGCAGTCTGATGGCGCTTGCAGCTTTCCCGCCAGCTTCTCGGGAAACGTTGATATGACCAGCAATACTGCACGCAATTCGTGGTCGGGGGCGACTTCAAATGGATGCTGATCGATGATCCTCATCGCCACCTTCTTCCTCGCCTGCCTCGCCATCTTCCTAGAGGCGGCTGACCGCGCGCCGGTGATGGACAACGAACACGGAGCAATGACCGCATGACCGACAAGCCCGCACCGTCCCGCCCCGCGTTGAAGAACATCGCCTCGGCGCCCGTGATCTACTTTGACGCTGCGCCGGCGCTTGGTCAGGCGAACGGGGTTGTGTCGATTGTGCTCTCCGCGATGCTTCTTTCGCCGATGACGGATGCGCAGGTCGTCGCGGATGGCGCCTGCGTCGCCCATCTGCGCGGCACGCCAGCGGCGATGAAGAGCCTCCGTGAGGCGATCGACAAGGCGCTGGGCATGGTTGGTCAGGGGCCGGGAGAGATCGATCTCGCCGCCTCGCCGGCCGAAGCCTTGGAGCGTCGTTTGAAGGCGATGCAATGAGTTTCGTCTAGCCTCACGATACGAGGCTGCGGCTCTGGGCGCCGCTCTGCTCTATGCCCAATCGCACGCCACCACGATACGGGGCAAAGCTACTCCGGGAACAGCTTCAATGATCCCGCCGCGACTTACCGCGACACAGTGAGAATATGAAATGGCGAACAACGAAAATGACATCATCAAAGCAGCGATGAGGGGAACCGAGGCTGAGATTTTCGGCGAAGCGTTCGGCAACGATGAACCGGTCCTCGACGAGACCGGAGACCGATCGCTTGAGGAAATGGGAACCGGTCTTGAAGGGCAGCACGAGCCTGACGAGGACGATGAACCCGAAGCCGAGGAAACTGGCGACGAGACGGAAACTCCGGAACCGAAGACCGGCGAAACGGAAGGCAAGGACAAGCCTGCAGAGGCGACGCCCAAGCCGGAAGTCGAACCGGAACCCAAAGGCCGCGTTCCCGCCGGTCGCCTGAGAGAGGAAACCAAGCGCGCGCAGGCGGCGGAAGCCGCGCTGGTCGAAGCCAAGGCAAGGATCGCCGAGGCCGAAACCGCACGCAAGAAAGACATCGACGCGCTCACCGCGCGGTTCGATGGCGTTCTCGCCGCGCTCAACAAACAGCAGCAACCCGCCCCGGCGAAAGCGGAAGCGGACAAGCCCGTTGGCCCTCCCGACCTCTTTGAAGACCCGAAAGCGTTCGCCGACTATGTCGCCAATGCGTCGCGAACTCAGCTCGAACAGGTGCGCGGCCAAATGGATGCGCAGCGCGTCGAGTTCAGTCTTTCGACGGCGCACCAGAAGCACGGGGACGTGTTTGCCAAGGCGTTCGAAACCGTCACCAGGCTCGACCCCAACGTCCAGGAAAACAAAGACCTTGTGCAGAGGATGTGGCGCTCGCCAAATCCCGGCGAGGCCCTTGTCCAATGGCACAAACGAAACGAGGCTCTCCGCGAGGTCGGCGACGATCCTTCGGCCTACAAAGCCAAGATCGCCGAGGAAACCCGCAAAGCCCTCGCCTCCGATCCCGAATTCCGCAAGCAGCTTCTCGAAAGCCTGCGTGAGGAAGCCTCGACCGGCGACGACGGCAGGCCCCGCAACCTCACCCGCCTTCCCGCTTCGCTCAACCGAGCGTCGGGTGGCAATCACCTGAGATCGGATGGCGCGGATCGAGACGATTCCAACGCTGCGATCTTTGAATCGGTGTTCAAACCAGCATGACGTGTCCAGTGCCCCTTGCGGGGTTCGGGCGCGCGCGGCTGTAACCTGAAAGACGACCGCAATGTCCACTTCAATCCCGCAAGACAACAACAAACTCATCAAATTCCGCAAGGATATCATCCGCGAATATGTGCGCGAGAACCTGTTCTCGCCGTACATGGGCGCCGACATCAATTCGATCATCCGCGTCTATGCCGATCTCGAAGGCAAGAACGGCGGCGAGCAGGTCAACATCCCGCTTCGCGACCGTCTCAATGGCGGCGCGATCGGCTCCGGCCCGTTGGTCGGCAACGAAGAGGCGATCGACAACTACGGCATGCGCGCCTGGATCGATTGGGCTCGTAAGGCCGTGTCGATCAAGAACTCGGACGAACACAAGTCGTCGATCGACCTGTTCGCCGAGGCTAAGCCCGCGCTCGCCGACTGGGGCAAAGAACTCCAGCGTGACGAGATCTGCGACGCGTTCTACGCACTCCCGAGCGAATCGATGCCCGCCGGTCTCGGCAGTTCGGCCGGCCAGCGCGTCAACGGCATCCTGTTCGACTCGGCCACCGCGGCCCAGCGTAACACCTGGCTCACGGACAACGCCGATCGCATCCTGATCGGCAACTCAAACACGGCCAATCTGTCGGCGGGCAACTTCGCGGCCTCGATGACCAACATCACGACCTCGATGACGATGTCCGGCGCGCTGATCATGCGGGCCAAGCGGCAGGCCAAAGTCGCCAATCCGCGCATTCGCCCGTTCAAACTCAAGGAGAACGGCACGGAATGGTTCGTCCTGTTCGTCGGTCAGGAGCAGTTCCGCGATGCGGGCAATGACACCGACATCAAGACGGCCAACCAGAACAGCCGCGCGAGGGAGCAGCAGGGTTACCTCAAGAACCCGATCTTCGTCGACGGCGACCTGCTCTACAACGGCGTGATCATCCGTGAAATCCCGGAACTCTCGCTGCGTCTGCCGACGACCTATCTGACCGCCGGCGCCAGCGGGACGACCAGGGTTTCGCCTGCGTTCATGTGCGGCCAGTCCGCCGCGGCGTGGGCGTGGGGCCAGATGCCCATCCCGCGCTTCCGCAAGGAAGACGACTACGGCTTCATTCGCGGCGCCGGCATCGAGATGGCCTACGGCATCTCCAAGATGTTCAAGAAGACGGCGGCCGGCAACCTACGTGAGTGGGGAATCTTCACGATGTTCGAGGCGGCGGTCGCTGACGCCTGATCACACCTTGCGCCGCCGCCTGGAAATCTGGGCGGCGGTCTCTTCTCTCAATCTGCAAAGGCAATTCCCATGTTTCGCAATCTCATGAAAAGCGCGATCCTCGCGTGCGCTTTGGCCGCCGTCACTCTTGGCTCCGCCTATGCGCTCAACGTCGACCAGAAGAAGAATATCCCGGCGCGCGAACTGTCCGTTCAGGCCGTTCAGTATTGCCGGGTGACGGTCAATTACAATGATCCGAACATCAAGACCGGCCAGTGGTTCTGCACCCTGCCGAAGAATGCGTACATCCTGTCGCTGGACGCGCAGGTCACCACGGCGTTCAACGCCGCGACGACCAACGTCTTGACCTTCGGCGCCACGTCGGCGAGTTCGAACGAGATCATCGCCGATGGCGGGTCGGGTTCGACGACGAACATCAGCAACAGCACCACGACGAT